GACTAGTGCTTCGAATTCCACTTCAGCGTTTCTGAATGACTCATGATCTAGTTGGAAATCATCGCCTAACTTCTTGCCGAGTATCTCACGCATAATCTGAGTAGGCAACAAGTCATTGACTAGCTCATCCATAATGTACAACCAGGGCTCGAAAATCTGACGCGTGAAGCGAGATGTTGGTCCGTCTAGACGCGATGCATTGGCTTGTATAACAGCTGATGCTCCGGTTCCAGAACGCATACCTGTCGTCTTTGTACCAGATGCGCTAGCGCCTTGTTCAACGAACTCGTTAGCCCCCGACGCGGTTGCGGCGGTAGTTTGAGCCTGCTGAATGAACTGCCACGCTTCGCCTGGGACTGGAGGCATCGTCATGAACTTGAATGCCTTGTCGACGTCGTCTTCTACGTCGATGATGCCGCCCAACTTCCAGCGCTGGTTCTGCGTAGGTGTGTTCCAGCCCTTCTTACGAACAGCTGTCGGCTGCAATCCATAGTTCAGCAAGTCGAGCGCTAGGTTGGTAATGCCTTGCTCAACCAATTGCTCGCTGCCGATCAAAAGTCCGAGACCCTGTCCGTAAAAGGAATCCTGAATATCGCGCCAGTTTGCGCTGAGGAACGGAATCTTCGCGTATGGGTTCTCTTCGTTGCGGATCAGGATGTTGTGGCCTTCATATGAAAGCACAACAATGACCTTATCGGCATCCCAACGCTCGAGAATTTCCATCGGGTTGTTCTGCGGATCTGATGACGTCTTGTAGCTGCGCGGTACGGCGTGCTGCAAGTAGCCGAGCATACCCTCCGTCATAGTCATCGTAATATTGTCTGGCTGAGCCCCTGAGGCCTTCTGGAAGAATAGTGCTTTCAGAACGTCGTCATCGGGGATGTTATAGCCGTCAACGCCGCGCAGACGATCTAGATCCTCGTACGTAGCGTAGTCGCGATAGACAACCCACTTCGCCTGACGGATATCTCCGACACGGCAGCCAGGATCGACTAGGACTGTGCGGAGGTCGCAGAACTTAATCCATGGGTGCGAGACTAGCTTGTTCTCGCGCTTAATAACGAACTGATCGGACTTCGCGTTATCGACGAACTTCTTTGTACCGTCCGGATTCTCAATCGTTTCGCGCTCTTCCGTACGCACGCGCTTCTTGGTCTTTACGTGGTACTCGGAGTAGCCCCACTTCATGACGCCTGTTCCGAATAGGCTCATCTGGGTGACTGTGCGCTCGACTTCTTCTTCGAACTTCATGAACGACAACTGCTGTGAGTACAACGCAGTCTTCGCACGAATGTCATCGTTCGTAGTATCCGGCAGAGGACGTAGCATGAACGGAGGATCTTCATAGAAGATTCCGCCCATCACCTTAGGAACGATAGTGCTGATGTGGTTCGACAGAATGAACTTCGGGACGTTTGCCTGACCGACGTTACCGCCATCGAATACCGATTGCGTCGCTGGCGATTGATAGATGATGTCGGTTAGAGTCCAACCGCTGGCCCACTGGTTAACGTTGATGAAATTATCTGCGCGCGCTGCGTCGTCTATCACCAACTTAACAGCCGCGTCGTCGCGAAACTGTAGAGTATCGCTATCGCTATCTATGAAAGTATTTTCTTCGGTGATATCATTGGCGGGGACCACGTACAGGTCTTCGATTTTTTGTTCTTCACTCACTTCGCGACCCCTCGTTTAATCTCGTCTCACTGATTATTTACTTCCTCTGCTGTTTCTTAAAAGCGAAAGACGTATTCGTTCTTTAGCATCCTCGGTGTGCTTGTATCCGAGGGCGTACTTATTTCCTAAAAGAGCGGCTCTCTTTCTTTCGTTTGACTCTTCTGATTGCTTGTGCCCGAGAGCGTGCTTGTTGCCTCTCAACCTCTGTTTAACTTCTTCAGGCATTGTATGCCCCAAACCGTTATTGTTGCCTTTCGCGGCTAGGCTCATCTTTAATTTAGTTTCGTCTGAGTGCTTCCTACCTACTGATTGTTTATTCCCCCTCATCCTCAAGGAAATAGCCAATCTATTTTCTTCAGACATCTTACGACCTGGAGTACCTTCTCCGCCATCCGTCAAGTTATAGCCCTTCTTGGCGTCTCTGAGATCCCAAGCCTTAATCAAAGATGTTTCGTAATAATCCATCTCTTGTTTTGTACCGACTATAACGAGAGGTTTTATCTCAAATTTGTCTGCACCGTGTTTACGAATAGAGTTATATAAAGCTGGTTTTGCTCGGCTGCCTTTATTGGCTTTGTTAAGGCAGTGCATCCAGTACTTTCTAAGATTGTCACCAGAATGTTGACCGACGTATCGTTTCCCATTCGTGAGATTCGTAACGCAATACACAAACATATCATCCCTCCTTTATAGAGATGAAGAGGGTGATAAAGGCACCCTCAACCTTGTAGCTACAAACTTAAAACTCTATCGAAGCCCAGGAATTCCAAATCCGTGTCTCGGATCCGTGCTGCGCGGTGCTTGCTCCACTTCCACTCTCGGAGGTGGCGCGCTGGTGTCGTAATTATTGAAGTAGCGGTCGTACTGCATCTTAGCCAACGCCTTGTCGGCCTGCTCTTTCAACGTTCGCTTCAACTCGACTGGATCCATGTTGCTGATCGAGCCAATGGGGAGGAACCGACGAAGCATACTCATGGCATCTGGAATGTCGTCCTTCCGCCCTTTGTTGTCTTTGCTTCCTGTATACCCAGTCATCTGCTTGACCATCTCATCGATCCACGGCCCTGTTACGAACCACAGACGATTGTCGTTCAGCAAGATTTCCAAACTCTGAATGCGATTGCGCTTCGCGTGTTCCTGGTTAGACGGTAGCTCCCAATAGATCGGGAGTGCCGTTGCGTAGCGGTAGCCCGTGCGCTGAAGCTCAACCTTCAAGCCTTCGGCCCCGGGTGAATTCTCAATAACAATCTGAGTCGGATTCCACTTCTTTGCGAGCATTACGATCTGAAGTGCGAGCTCGGAGAACTTCCACTTCCCGTAGATGATCTCGAGGATCACCAGACCGTATATCTCTTTCGGTCCGGGAATACGATATGTTCTCGCAACTACACCTACAGAAAAATCCGACTTCTGATTTGCGGTTGGTGCCCAATCCCATGTAATATATATAGACCCAAACTGCGGGGCTGCTGCTGCCGGATACATGTGCTTACGAAGGTTATCTTCGTTGAACGGATTGATGAACCCCTGCTCGCCTTCCGCATCTATAGGCTCATTCAGCTGCTGGTTGCGGAAGCTAGTCTCACCCTTCTTCAGGAGAAGCTTGTGCAGGTAATTGAAATCTGACTTTTCAGGAAATGCGGTAATCACCATCTCCGCCGTCAAACGCTGTAGTGGCACCGCTTCGAATCCTGGCCGGACGGTCCAAGCCTGGCGCTTGAACAATTTGATCGGCACAATCTCACCGGTCTCTTTGTCTGGGCTTAGACGCTTGCCGTACCAATCTGTCGTGAAGTAGCGCGTCCCGATATGATCCGCGAAACCCCACGGATCGATAATGTCGGATGTGCTGTCGTACTGAAAGTTAACGTGATCTCGGGTGTCTTCGGTGTTCGAGTTACGGTTGTTAACTACGTCATCGCCTTTGCAGATGTCGCAGTGCCAACCTGATAATCCCGATACGACGTTGTTGCACCACAACGACGGCTGAATCTGATCCTTCAAGATGCGCGCCGGGGTGATCAACGGCTCTTTAGACTGCCCCTCGACGCCGAACAACGCGTACTCAGGAAACAGTAGATGAAATGGGCTTGGCTTTGAGCCTTCCGCCAAATAGAAGTAGCGCTTGATGCTGCGCATGAATCCAAGGGCGAGCTCGTAATCACCAGTAAGAATCAAAATACGGACGTCGGGGACTGCTATCAACCACTGTACGCAATCAACTCCGTTTAGTGTGCTCTTGTAGAATCCGCGAGGATCCAACAACATCATCTCACGCGTAGGCACTGGGTTGTTAACATCGGGGTAATTAGACAAACGCTCTTGACGCTTGATAGCGTCGTGTACGTCTCCTAGTGAATATCCCTCAGGGAATGACCCGTCAAAATTCTTCTGTACAAACTGATCGCACACAATCTGATGAACGTGAGGATATAAATCTTTTCCTAGAACTTCTTTTGCAAGCCAGTACAAATCCTTACGGGCTTTGTCGCGTAGCTCGAGCCACGATAGATTTTCATCGCCAACCGCCATACGTTCTGCTGGGCCAAACTGACGAACGTGCCCTAAGATCTCGGCTTCGTAAGGACGGATGATTGGACGATCTTCTTTCGCCTTAACTTTCTCACCATCTTCTTTCGAGCGCTCGACAGCATTCTCGTACTCAGAATCTAATCCATAGAACAGACGCCCGAGCTCTTTATAGGAGCGGGCTTCAGCTTTATAGTGAACTCCGTTAGAGTATGCATCTACTTGTGCCAACTTTAATACTTCATCTCTCGCTTCAGAGAGGCTGACTTTCTTTTCCTGCTTGACTTCTTTGACTAATGCTTTCTGCTCATTGATACATTGACGGCAACGCGATTGACCCTTTGCTTTTTCACGAACTTTACATTTGTAGCAAAGGTTCGATGCGCCTTCTTCCTGCGGCGTGTCGACCATTGGACTTCTTCCTCAATACTATTGATTGCTTGGCTTATCTGCTTCTATATTCTTCACCTTCATAGCGAGACTCTGCCCCGTCTTGTCGGTGTCTTCGTTTCCTAGAACACCGGTGGCGGTGTCCTTCGCTTTCTGTATTAAACCTGATGCATACTTTTTAGCATGCTCGTACATTCCACCGCCTGTATCATTGGATATGGAAGGTACTGAGGCTGTGTGACCGGTCTTCGTAGCGATACTTGATTTGCCATTCGGCCCTGTATCGGCTAGGGCGGCTTTTGCCCCTGCTACTTTGGCGGATACTCCGCCATCATCTTGTGCCATGGTGTTCCTTAATACCAGAGTGTCTTTAGCTTCGCTCGAAGATACAATCCAAAGGCTGATAGCGCCGATAGGATCCCGGAGACGAGCAGTAGAATACGAACGTTGCTGTGAGCCAGAAGCTGCATCACCAATTCCTTGGCTGTTGGCGCGGGTGCGCGAGGAGCTCTTGGTTCTCTCGGAAGTGGTCCGGGCGGCTTAGGCTTAAGCCCTGCCGAATCATCCTGAATGAAATTCTTAAACGTCTTGCCCATCGGCATGACTACTGTGGGCATCTGAGTGCTCGGAAATATGGCTTCTACAACACCTATGATCTTTCCATCAGCATCTATAACTGCGCTTCCGGATGCGCCCGACCCGAGGCCGATTGCTACAAGGAAACGACCCTTTGTGTCTTTCAGATCCGGCACGGCTGGAGCGTCGATAAGACCGCTAACGATAGGACCGCGCGTTACTTGCTTGACGAGCCCGAACGCGTAGTTGACGTTGCTGATCTGATCTCC